ATGGCAACCGGCGTCAAGCGTGCAACTGTGATGTGGCGTTGCAAAAACAACTTTCAGGGCCAGTGGGCTTACGCATAAGGAACCATCATGCAAATCAGACTTCGCGCCACAGGCGCAGTGATGCTGGAGAGCGAGTTCCGCTCTTACCAGAAGGCCAACGGTGGCCCTACTTGGGACCGCACCACGGACGAGGTGCTGCAGGCGCTGGGCGCTGACCCGGTGTTTGAAGGCCCGCAGGCATCAGGCGGTACGGTCTATCAGTTCTCTATGCCTTCTGGTGTTGAGCAAGTAGACGGCAAGTGGTACACCAAGCACATCCTTGGCCCTGTTTTCACAGACACCGAAGATGCCACCGCTGCCGAGCAAGAAGCGGCGTACAAAACTCAGAAAGACGCCGAGCAGGCCAAGGCGGTACGCACAGACCGCAACCAGCGACTGAAAGACACAGACTGGACGCAAGTGGCCGACGCCCCGGTGGACAAAGCCGCATGGGCGGCGTACCGACAGGAACTGCGAGACATCACTGCACAGGCTGGGTTCCCTTGGGAAGTTCAGTGGCCCACTCAGCCGGAGTAAGCCATGAACTGGGCAGACGTTCTAAAAGCAGTCATACCAATTGTGGTTGCATCTTTGGCGTGGCTGCTCGGGCAGGTGAACTCTTTCTCTGAGCGGCTGACCAAGATCGAAGGCAGCATGCCTGCGCTCATCACATCCACTGGCGTGCCAACTGACAGCCCCATCTCTGCTGAGCGCCGCGCCATCCTCAAAGAGCAACTGATGGCGCACATCAACGAACTTCAGGTCAAGGTCAGGTTGCTTGAAGAGCGCGAACGTATCAAAGGAGCCAAGTGATGTTTGAGTCGCTAATCGGTGGTTTGTTCGGCGGTATCCTGCGCCTTGCGCCAGAGGTGTTCAAACTCTTTGACAAGAAGAATGAACGGGCGCATGAGCTTCGCATGGTTGAAGCCGAGATGGAGTTTGCCAAGATCCGTGGTGAGATCGCCATGCGGCAGGTCGAAGCGCAAATGACGATGGCCGAGATGGACACGATGGCCCAGGCGTTCAAGGAGCAGTCCGAGACCGCCAAGAATGCCGGGTGGTTTGTCTCCGCGATCTCAGCGCTGGTGCGCCCGATGGTCACCTACTCCTTCCTGGCCCTGTATGCCTCTGTGAAGATTGCTGCCTTCCTGATCGCCATGGACCAAAACGGCAACTGGAAGGAGGTGCTGGTCACGATGTGGGGCGCAGACGATCTTGCTGTCTTCAACATGATCATCTCCTTCTGGTTTGTCGGACGGGTGTATGAGCGGTCCAGTAAGTGAGGCGGTAGACATTGCTGCTACTCTGTGTCGGCCCTTTGAAGGGCTGCGGCTAAAGCCGTACATCTGCCCAGCGGGCTACCCCACGATTGGATATGGGACCGTCTTCAAGCCAGACGGCACCAAGGTGACGATGGAGCACCCCGAGATCACCAAGGAGATTGCGGACGAGTGGTTGCTGTCTGAGCTACAAACAAACTATCTGGCGGGGGTTTTGAAGGCTTCGCCGAGCTTGATTGCTTACCCCAAAGCCCTTGGTGCTATGGCCGACTTTGCTTACAATCTTGGCGTGGCCCGGTATCGCGGCAGCACCCTGCGGCGTAAGATTGACGAGCAGGACTGGGAAGGGGCCAAAGAGCAGTTGGCCCTGTGGGTGCGCGGTGGCGGGCGTGTACTGCCCGGTCTGGTCAAGCGTAGAGCCGCCGAGTCGGCACTGCTGGGGTAAACATGCCACTCAAGAAACTTCAGTTGAAGTCGGGGGTAAACCGCGAAGGAACCCGCTATTCCACCGAGGGCGGATGGTTCTCCTGCGACAAGATTCGTTTCCGTCAAGGCGCACCCGAGAAGATCGGTGGTTGGCAACGCATTTCTAGCGAGACCTACAACGGTATCTGTCGGTCACTGTGGCAGTGGGCTACGCTTGCTGGCGTTCCATATCTTGGCGTCGGTACAAACACCAAGTACTACATCGCCTACGGTGGGTCGTACTACGACATCACGCCTGTTGTCTCTACGGTAACTTTGACCAATCCGTTCACCACCATATCTGGCTCTGCCACGGTAACGGTTTCTGACACTTCACACGGCGTCACTGACGGAACATTTGTCACGTATTCTGGAGCCACTGCTGTTGGTGGCTTGACGCTGAATGGCGAGTACCAGATTACCTACGTTGATGTAGACACCTACACGATCACCGCTGCAAGCAATGCTTCTTCCAATGCCACGGGCGGTGGCACGGTCACGGCTGCGTATCAACTAAACGCAGGCTCTGCAATTGCTGTTCCGCTGTCTGGATGGGGCGCAGGTCCGTGGGGGTCGGGCGCGTGGGGCATAGGAACATCTTCCAACAACCCAATCCGCATCTGGAATCACCAGAACTTCGGTCAAGACTTGATCTACGGCCCCAAGGGCGGGGCCATGTACTACTGGGACGCAACCACCGGGCTGATTTCTCGTGGGGTAGCGCTGACCTCCTTGTCCGGAGCAACAGATGTACCGACCGTGCAAACGTTGTTCATGGTGTCTGATGCGTCACGGTTCACGATAGCTTTTGGGTGCAACGACTACGGGTCATCTGACATCGACCCCATGCTGATTCGCTGGTCGGATCAGGAAAGCGCGGTCAACTGGACCCCAGCAGCGACCAACCAAGCGGGCAGTCTGCGCCTGTCGCACGGCTCAAGAATTGATGCCACCCTGCAAACCAGACAGGAAATTTTGGTTTGGACAGACACATCGGTGTACGGTCTTCAGTACTTAGGCCCGCCTGTTGTCTGGGGCTCACAGCTTCTGGCCGATAACGTCTCCATTGTCAGTGACCGTGCTGTAGCGTTGGCTGCTGGTGTGGCGTACTGGATGGGAGAAGACAAGTTTTACACGTACGACGGTCGTGTAAATACACTTAGCTGTGACCTGCGCCAGTACATTTTTAGTGATATCAACTTGGATCAGTACAGCCAAGTCTGCGCCGGGACCAACGAACAATTTAACGAGGTCTGGTGGTTTTACTGCTCTGCCAGCAGTACCGCTATCGACAGGTATGTTGTGTACAACTACCTTGAGAAGGTTTGGTACTACGGCAACCTGGGGCGCACTGCCTGGACAGACATCGGTGTCACTTCAAACTTCCCGATTGCTGCAACCTACGTAAACAATCTTGTCCAGCACGAGACTGGTAACGACGACAACGCCACTGCGTCAACGCTCCCGATTGAAGCCTACATCACCTCGTCTGAGTTTGACATTGACGACGGCGACAGGTTTGGTTTTGTCTGGCGGGTGTTGCCTGATGTGACTTTCCGTGGCTCCGCCGCTGCGTCTCCCAGCGCGACGATGACGCTCCTGCCCCTGCAAAACTCTGGCTCGGGCTACAACTCCCCAGCCTCGCTGGGTGGGTCGGACAACGGCGTGGTCACTCGCACGGCAACGGTGCCTATCGAAGCCTTTACGGGCCAAGTAAACATCCGGGTGCGGGGCAGGCAGATGTCCATCAAGATGGCCTCGGATGGGGTGGGTGTGCAGTGGCAGATGGGCGCTCCGCGTCTGGATATTCGGCCTGATGGCAGGCGCGGGTCATGACAATCTGGTCCACCATCGCCAAGAAGTTTCGTGCGCCGCCGCTGCCGAAGCCGACGATCCAGTACGACTCAACGTATCTTGACAACCTTGTCAACGTCCTGCGCCTGTACTTCAACCAAATAGACAACCTGCTGGAGCAGATCGTGACGACTACAGGAAGTGCTGTTCCAGTCTCTATCGGCGGGACCAATGTCGATGCGTTCGGGCGGCTAAGAACCAGCGCTCCTTACACGCTGTTTGACTCTCAAAACCGCTACGCTATTGACAATCAGTTTGACACCAGCACCGCCACTGGAGGCTCAACAACGTACCTGCCCAACGAATCATCTGTGCGGATGGATGTCACCACTTCTAGTGGTTCTGAAGTTGTAAGACAGACTTACAGGTGCATGCCGTATCAGCCGGGTAAGGGGTTGTTGTGTTTGGCTACGTTCGTGATGAACTCCCCTAAGACCGGGCTTCGCCAGCGGGTCGGGTACTTTGGAACCCAGAACGGCGTGTTCATTCAGCAAGCGGACAGCGCTGTCTCCTTCGTCCTGCGGTCTTACATCTCAGGATCTGTCAGCGATGCGCGGACGGTCAACCAAGCGGATTGGAACGGCGACAAACTTGATGGGACGGGGGACTCCGGCTACACCCTGGATCTGACCAAAGCACAAATTTTGTGGATGGACTTTGAGTGGTTGGGTGTCGGGTCTGTTCGGTGCGGGTTCATCATTGACGGCAACTACATCGTCTGCCACACGTTTGAGAATGCAAACGACATCACTTCTGTTTACATGACCACGGCAATTTTGCCGGTCAGGTACGAGATTACCAACACCGCAGCGACGGCAAGCGCTTCGTCCATGAAGCAAATTTGCTCCTCGGTGGTTTCAGAAGGCGGGTACGAGCAGACATCCATTGAGCACGTTGCCCGCAGGACAACGACCAAGACTTCAATTGGCACGACATTTCTTCCTCTGGTGTCCATCCGGCTGGCTTCCACGGCGCTGAACGCAGTGGTGCTCCCTGCAAAATTTAACGTGATGCCGACCTCATCAGGGGATGACTTTGAGGTAGTGTTGGTTAAAAATGCCACAGG